ATATCCCGCAGAGGCGGCGACGCCCCCCTTACCGAGCTTCACGGCGGCAGCACCTGCAGCGGCGGCAACAGCACCGAGCGCAACACCTACGGTTTTAAGTACTTTGCCGAAGTTCTGAAATTTGTTGCCTGATTCCTCCGCAGCATTGCCATTATCCCTTATGGCTTTTTCGTTTTCGTCCAGCTCACGGTTCATGTCGTTGAGTACGGCTTCGGCATTGTTGAGTTGTATCTGCCAGCTTTGGGTTCTGCGGTCGTTCTCGCCGAAAGACTCTGCCGCATTGGCGAGGGCAGAACGGAGCGTTTCGATTTTCTGTTTCTGGCTGTCGATTTCCTTGTTCAGAACCTCACTGCGGGCGGTGAGGGCTTCGGTGGATTTGTCGTTCTTATCGAACTGAGAATCCACAAGCTTCATTTCTGAGCCAAGCACCTTGAATGAATTGTTTATCTCGGCGAGGGATCTCTTGAATTCACGCTCGCCCTCAAGACCTATTTTTAAGCCGAAATTCTCGGACATTCTGTTTCACCTCCTCGAAAAAAGGGCATAAAAAAAGAGCCTTGCGGCTCGGGGGTATATAAAATAGGAGTAGCTGGGTGGATGCTCATTTTGTGTGTTAAATTGCTCGATAAACTGGAATTTGGTGTTTAGTTTATGTGCATAAAAGTTTGGATTAGAAACACACTTAGCGGTTTTGCCGGTTTTATCTACAAAAAACTTGATAGACATTTATAAAAAGCATCTCAAGCTCACTAACGGGATTAATTAAATTTCTATGCCCCACGGAATTTTATCTTTACCTTTACCATTGGGCTTATCTCTCCATGTTGAGAATAGAAACTTATCAAAATTATAAAAATCAGTTTCTCTGTATGGATATTGGCGCTCATAACTTCCGATATTTGTGATATACCCGGTATAAATCGATCTTAATTCGTAGTCCTTATATTTCAAACTATTATTTAGTTGCTTATACAAAAAATAATTGAAAGCATCATCAATTTTTATATGCTTAATCATCCCTGAATATTCACCATCATAATCAACGAATAACGCTAGATTTATAGCACACAAAGCAAACGTTTCATTGTCAACTCTGCGCGAATAATAAGCTATTCCGTCGTACCCCATCTTTTTACACGCCATCATTAACGACTGTGAAATGATATATTCTGACTTAAATGTTCTGTTTTCTTCTTTGATTACATAATTAGTTGCAATTGTAAGAAGATACAATTTTAACCAGCAATGCACCCTCTCTTTTTCAAATTCATTTAAGCATCTAAAATCTCTTATTGAAATAGCCAAGTTGAAAATTCTCTGATTACCTTCTAATAATATTGGCGAAACGTTAAAATCTATTTCTGCTGGACATCCCGTTTCTATCCAACATCCGTATGAAGAATTAGCCAAATACATACTAGGATTTCCAGGAATGCTAAATCTATAATTCCCAGATTTAGATCTTAAGGAATTAGGTAGATGGAGCATATCTTTAGCTGTAAACGTTTTGTTAGGAGGTCCTAGTCTGCTTCGGAAGAATTGCAACTCATTGGATTTGACTCCGGGAAAAGCATCACTATTAAGAATTGAATTTACAGCAAATGAGTTATCACCTATCTCTTTTACTAATTCAAGAATAATGTTGTTACTTTCTGCTATATCAGCCTTGTAATACAAATCTAAAGAATTCAGTATTTTTGCGCCAAAAGTTTCTATAATTTTCAGACTCTCATCATCAGCATTAACTTTTTTGGCCTGTTTCATTACAATATCGTATTTCTTTTCTAAATCGGTTCGATACTCTATATCTTTGTTAATTTTAAATGGGGCATATAATTCTTGGCAAATAAAACCATTATTTAACCATGTCAAGCTCATTTTGTCGCACAACCTTTTCATATTCATACTAAAAGGCACATTTTGTATCCTTTTGAATTTATTAGTTTTGATTAATTCCGATTTATCTGGCAGAGTAACTGCCCTAATAAAATTATTATACTACGCATTTCCACTTTTTTCAACCACTTTTCCAATCAAATTCCCATCGGCACAACCTCGTCAATATCCGCTTCACGCTTAGGTTTAGCAATGCCCATAAACTGCTTATGGCACTCCCACAGATCCATCAGAAAGCCGAACGGCATAAGCCACACCTCTTCCGAAGCGAGGTGCAGCTGCGCCGTGCCGTAATAGAACAGCCGAGTGAACAGTTCTGCGTCATTCACCCGGCTGTTGCTGCGTTTTTTGAGATATCCTCGCTCTCTACATTCCGTTTCGTGCCTTTCAGCATAGCTTCGGTGATAGCGTCCTTGTACTCGGCAAGCTCGCCGGGAGAGGTCAGAAGCTCTACGGTTTCCTCGGTGAGAAGCGGCTTTTTATCGCTGTTTCTGAGATTATGTATCTCAATGCTCTGATTGCAAAGCAGCGTTATCAGCCAGATTATCTCATCAAGCGCCATCTCCATATTCTCGGACTTCATCAATTTGTCACCGAGGTTGTCAAGCCCGCCATAGCGGTTGGAAATTGCCTTGGTCGCTCTGGTGGTGAGAATCATCTCGTACTTTTCACCGCCGATTGTTATTAAAGAACTGCGTTCATTCGTCATTGCTCATACCTCCGTTACTTGCCTGTTTCAGCGGACTTTGCCGTGAATGTTGGTTCATATACAGACTTGTACCAACCCGTGATTACACTGTCAGGAACGTTCTTCTCGCCCTCGGTCGCTTCCGCTTTCCATGGGTGCTTTCCGCTGCCGTCCGGCTTATTTCTGCGTAAGACCGTTCCTTCAATTGTAGGCGTGGAAAACGTAATGCTGTCACCCTTTGTTGCAAGCGAGGTTGACGGAATTCCGAACTTCACTCTGTACAGCCAGAAGTATCGGTACTTGCCGTTGGATTTCTTCGCCCGAAACCCGATAGCCACGGGCTTGCCGCCGTCCTCGCTGGTGGAAATGACCACGTTGTTGCTGTCAATGGTAGCGCCCGTCAGAACCGAAGCCGCGTCATTGCCTATATCGTCAATGCCAAGTGAAAGCGTTCCGCTTTTGAACTCCTTGACGATTTCCGAAGCGCCGTCATCGGCATATAACGTTGCTTCCGCAAGCTCCACGGAGAGGTCTGCCGAAATTGCCTTTGCAAGCGAAGCGGGAACTCCGTAGGTTTCGCTGCCGTCGCTGTCCTCGGTTATTTCAGCGTAGAACAGCTTGTCAAGACCTATTGTTGCCATTTATATCTCCTCCATTTCATAGTTTTTCGCCGTATCAACGGCGTAATGATGATAGCCAGTTTCGTCCTCATAACCGACATACTTTCGGGCGGTTACGGTAATATCCGCGCTGAGCAGAACCTTTACAATCCTGCTCACAGTACGGGTGTAACTGCTTTTCGTAAACAGAGAAATCCGTACTTCCTGCACATCGGCAGTCGGCGCATTGTCTGCGTGAAGTTCAAAGCTGTCGTACAGCGGAGTGAATACCAGATATTCATCGGGAGCCTTTCCTGAATACATCGCAGTCTGCGCCGGGATTTTCAGCTTTTTAGCTATCGCAGAGAGTTCCGAAAGCAAACTCACAGCCCCTCGACCTCCTTTTCAAACGCGGATTTCATGGCTTCCACACACTGCTTTTTCACAGCGGATTTCGCAGGTTTCAGAAAAGGTTTCGCTGACTGACTGCTTGTGCCGTATTCGAGGATATTCGCTATTTTAGCGTTACTGCCGCCGTCCGTTCTCGGCTCGGAAAATCCTACCTTGATGTCATGATTTCCGTTTTTGTCGACCATAACGGGAGATAAGCCGAGCGACCGTTCAAGTCCTCCTGTGGAGCGGGATTTACTTTTCGTTCCCGAACCTACAACGGATTTCAGATTGCTTTTGACCTTTGCGAGAGCGACCTCGCCGCCCGCCTGCAATACCTTTTCGGCAATGCTGTCGGTCTGCGCTCCAAGCCGAGAAATCCTCGCAAGAAATTCATCGGGCATTTTTACATCAGCCTTAGCCACTCGGCTGCACCTCCTTTGCAAGCACTTCAATATACATACCTCTGCCTTTCACATCTTCGACAGAGGTTATCTCAAATACAGAATCGCCGCAGAGCAATCGCATATCCATGGTGATTTTCATTCCCGGAATGGTGCGAAATCGGAACAGGTCGGTAGCTTCGGAAAAGGCGGCTCGGTTTGCCCATTTCTCGCTGCCATGCCGGCCCTCCCGATAGGCTCTGACATCTGCAATAACAACATTGCTTTCCGTCTGAAAGCCCTCGCCATCGAGCGTGACCTGTTTTTGCGTTATCTGTATTTGCGTGTTCATCTTACCGAAACTCATACTTTCCACCGCCTGTCCAGTCGCAGCAACATATTCACCGTATCCCACACCTGTTTCCCCGCCTGAACATTGTCCCCGAAAAATCCGCCAGTCGAGCCATCGCGGCTCTCATAGAAATGCGAGGACAGCATTATTACCGCCTGTTCGGTTGTGGGCGGCATGGGATTTTTTGTGTAATAGCCCTGCTCGATATGTTGATAGCTTTCGGCGTAGGAAACAGCGGCGGTGATGAACCCTTTTATGAGTTCATCGTCCGCCGAGTGTTCAAGTATGAGGTTCTGCTTAACTTTCGTCAGAAGCTCGTCCATAGTCACCGCCTATTAGCCGCCGGAAGAACCCGAGCCGGCTTTCATCTTCAGAATCTGTACTGCTTCGGGGAGAATCAGCTTTCCGTCAACGCGCTCCTTTGCCACAAAGCCAACCATACCGTTTCCGGCATACAGTTCCTTGAGTTCCGCAAAGGAACGAGTGCCACGGTCGCCGATGTTGTAGTAGCTGAAGTCACCGAATGCAATTACTGGCTTTCCTGTGGCGATTGTGGGAACATACGGAGAGGTGTAGACCTCATATCCGAACAGCCTGTCGACCTCGCCCGCCTGGAGTGACGGCTGCCAGAGATATGCGCCGTTGTTGTCTTTCAGCTTGCGGAGCGCCGCAATAGTCTGGTCGTTCATTATGAACTTTGCATTCTTGCGGTACGGGCGCTTGAGGGAGTACACAAGGTTGATTATCTCATCGGCGGTTATAGCGGTAGCGCTCGCCGCAGTGACAGCGACCTCGCCGCCACCCTTGTCGGAGAAAAGTCCGAGAGGCTTGCCAACACCATCGCCGTTGAGGAAAGCGTCCTCCTCCGCATTGGAAAGCGCCTTTGCAAACTGGTCGATGATGTAATTTTCAAGACCGAAAGCAT